GTAAATAAGTTTCTTAACCACACAGCAGAAGTTGTTAAATTAGCATTTAGATGTTTTCAACGTTTTGGTTCTGACCAAACATTTTTTAGGGTTTCAGGCGTACCTGACCCACAAATGTTTGATAAGGGCAACCCTGACGAAAACTTTGATGTGGTGATATCATACGACGTGCTTAATACTGACCCTGAAACACAAGAGAAAAAATTAGCACAACTATCACAACTTACAGCAATGGATAGGAGCGGTAGAATAAATGTAGATAATTTGTTAACAGTTATAGCTAATTCAATTGACCCTGTGTTGGCTGACTCCATATTACAACCTATAGAAGCGTCACAACAAGAAGTAGTTAAAAAAGTTACAGATGATTTGTCTAAGATATTTGCTGGAATCGAAATGCCCGCTCAACCTAACGGAGCACAAGTGGCATTGCAGATACTACAGCAATATGCGTCACAACCAGATGTAGCACAAAGATTGCAAGCAGATGAAGCCTTCAAGGCTAGAATAGAAAAATATGCAAGTCAGTACACATTCCAAATGCAACAAATGCAAAATGCTGAGATTGGAAAGATTGGTACACAACCTGCACAAATGGGTGGAGTGAAGACACAACAACTTTAATGGATTTAGATACTACAACTAATTTTGAAAATAGTTTAAAAAAAATAACAAAAACTAATTCTAAAAACTATAATGAAGTTTTAAAATTAGTAACAAAGTATTTTCCTGACAACCCTGCAGAACAAGTAGCTATTATGGGTCATATTGGTAGGGAAACCGATGGTACTTATGATTACACTACGTCTCAAAGAGGTAGAAAAGATGGTGCGTATGGGTTATTTCAATATGAATCAGGTTATTTTAAAGACTTAGAAGGAAAACTTACACCAAATAAAAAAATACATTACAGACAATACCTTCAAAGAAATACTATGAAAGACTCTGCTGAGTCGCAAATTAAATATTTTAGAGATAGTTTGTACGGTGATGCTACAGATGGTGGTGAAGAAATATTTAGGTATAATGGTGGGACTGCTAGTAAAAGAATACAAGATGCAAAATTATTTAATGACCCTGTATATACTTACGACACTATGCAAAAAGATTTTTTTAGGTCAGGTAAAAAGAACAGAGAAAAAGGAATTGTATATATGAAGGTAAATGAATTGCCGTTAGCACCTGCTGCAGGACCGAATGAATTATATATACCAATAGCAACAAGAGAAGAATTAGATAAACAATATTTATGAGTTTAGAAGAAGCATTACAGGCATTATCAAATCACGAAAGTTTTGGGGTTTTTGTTAGAACTATAAGAGATTTAAGAGAAGAGGCTATAACAGAGCTTCACAACGCTCCTGTTGAAAAAATACAACAAATTAGTGGGCAAATTTTAACCTACGACCAAATATTACAATTGGTTAATTACCGAGTGCTCGAAAAGAGATTTGGTTAGTATGTTATAATCTATTTATCGCTATCGCTTGGCGTAAGAAAGTGGACAAATTATGACAGATGAAATTAAAGGAGCAGTCGCTGCAGCTCTAAAAGAAAATGACAGCGGAAACAACTTAACAATTGGTGATTTTACCAATAGAAGGTTAAAACAACTTCAACCACAACCATTAGAAGAGGTGCAAAATTCGCCTACTAGTGAAGAGGAAGAGGTTACGGGAACAGAGGTAGAGGCAACAGAAGAACCAAAAGAGGAGGCTGTAGAGCAAACTCAAGAGGAACAAGAAACAAAACCTACGTCTAATGACGATGTTCTTTCACAGTACGATTTAGACGAAATGTCTGAACAAGATTTAAGGGAACTAGCAGAAAAGTTGGGCAGTAGAGCAGTAGCAAGATTCGGAGAATTAACTGCTAAACGCAAAGCTGCAGAGGAACAATTAGCACAACTCCAACAACAATTAAAGCAAAAACAAGATGATATCATACCGCAAAAACCTATAGAGGACAATCCATATAAAGATTTTGCTTCTATAGATGATATCAAAAATAAAGCAGAAGAACTTGATGGAGTAATAGAGTGGGCAGAGGAATTAATATTCGAATCCGATGGGCTATCAGCAGATGATGTTGTGACTGAAGTTGAGGGTAAATCCTTAACAAAAAAAGAAGTCAGAAACGCTTTGTTAAATGCACGTAAAGGTAGAAACAAATATTTACCCGCCCAACTAAACATAATAAAGGCTAAAGAAAGTTCGATTCAAATGGAAAAAGCTTATGCTGAAAAAGCAAAAGAAGAATTACCGTGGCTTTCTGGAGAAGATAATGATGTTCGTGTGAGATATGAAGCTATGATAAACGATAATCGTTTCAAAACACTTAAAACAAGTGTTGACCCAGATATTAGCTCTCAACTCGATTACATAATTGCACACGCTGCAAACAGTATCTACGGTAGAAAGTTAGTTGAACCAACGAAAAGTAAAGTAAAACTAGACCCACCCAAAACGGGGACAAGTTCAGCACCTCAAACAAATCGTGCTACAAAAGGAGCAAAAGCATTGTCTGACTTGAGCAGTCGTTTCAAAGATTCAGGAACAAAAGATGATTTCATCAAACTTCGCACATTGCATTATCAAAACAATTAAATTAAAATAAAAAATGGCTATATCAGATACATTCAACCCAACGGTTGGCACTTCAACAAGTGCACAAGGGTCTAGTGTTTCTAACCGCGAGGATTTGACCGACGTGTTAACTATTCTTGCACCAGAGGAAACACCAGCTCTTTCGTCTGCTAACAAACAACGTGCATCAAGCACATTTGTTGAGTGGACTGTCGATTCCCTAGACACACCTAGTATTACAGGTGTATCAGAGGGAGCAGACGTAACTACTTTCAGCGATAAATTCGCTAAGAGAGCACGTCTAGGTAACTACATACAAAAATTCCGTCGTGACTTTATGGTTTCTGACCTACAGGAAGCTGTAGATTCAGTTGGACCTGCTAAAGTAGCACAAGCAGAAGCAAAAGCTATCCGCGAACTAAAACGTGACGTTGAAGCAACTATTCTGTGTGACGAAGACCGTCAAGCAGAAACAGGAGCACTACCTTACAAAATGCGTGGATTAGGAAAATGGATTAGCACATCACCGGGTTCAGATGTACCTGCTGATTATACTATTCCAAGTGATTCAGAAAACACTACTGCTAATGCGTTTACAGAAACTATGCTCAATACTCTAATTCGTAGCATTTACCGTGAAAATGGTGAAGCAAACAACTTAGTTCTTATTGCAGATACAACTCTACGTAGACAAATTGCAGACTTCGCTAGATTCGGTGCAGACCAAACTTCAGCAGCAGCTCCACACGGTATTCGTAACGTAAACTATGATGGCAATAGCTCAACTATCAAATTATCTGTTGATGTATATCAATCAGATTTTGGTATTGTAACTATCATCAATATGAATCCTGAAACCAACCCTGAAACATTAGCAGGAACTAACAGTAATCACGACCGTGGTTATCTTATCAATCCTGACTACTATGGTATTCACGAGTTGATTCCTATGGGCTCTTCAAGACTACCTAATATGGGTGGTGGAGAAAGAGGTTTTGTTGATTGTGCATTAACTCTTGGAGTTTACGCACCAAAGGCTCACGGTATTATTAAATAATTAAGAAAGGAATATAATATTATGGCAATACAACTTAAAAAAGTTTCTAACTTAGAAACACTCGCTCTTGGATTTAACTACGAAGGTAGTATCGACATCGCAAATGATGTCCCTACTGGAGGTGCAGTTGACATTCAATTCAACTCAGCAGAACTCATTGGAACTGTAGGTAAAGTGGGATTGGTCGTAGACCAACACGTCCCTGCAGACAATAGTGGTTCAACTGATTACACAGGTTACACAGTAAAAGTAGGTGATACTGCTGATGACGATGGTGAAATCGCAGCGGTAGAGCTTTGCCCTGCAGCTACTGAAGCAGCTCTTGGGACAATCTTCGTCAGCACTGGCGATGACCCATTTGGAACTGTTGTTAGTAATGTAGGTGCTACATTTACTTCATCAAATGAAGCCGATGAAGCATTAGCTACTGCTGGTAAGGTTCGTGTATTCTTTGAATACTATCCAACAGCTGGAGACAACTTCTCAGGTTAATTAATTCAATAGGGTGGTAGGCAGATACCTGCCACCCTTTTTTTTATTATGAATATATTGCATTTTAAAGAAACAAAATTAGAAGAGGGTGCTATTAATAAAGCTAAACTCGATTTAATTAACAAAGCTATTCAAGAAGAAAGAAGACTTGAAGGAGCACGTCATATACAGGCACGTAAAGAAGCGTCCGAAATGAAAGGTAAAACACATCCTACATTGGGTAAATGTGTAGCTACTATACCAGCAAGAGATTATTTTAGATTAGTAGCAAAATATGGACAAGATACAGTTTTGTCTAAAGAATTTTTACAGTATTTTAACAAGAAACATCAAGATTTATCACCCAACAAAGCGTAATGCTTCTAAAAAATAATATAGACCTATACAACCTTATTACTTCTTTGGCAGGTGTAAACGCTTTTACGGCTAAAGAAAAAACATATTTGTTAAATTTTGCAAATAAGCGATTAAACACCGCTTACAATATGAGTCCGTCTTGGAATAGATACGTCGAAGTATCAGAAAAAAGAAAATTGTCATCTTTTGAACTTTCAGGCATAACAGGTACGTTATTAACAGGATTTAACTCTTTATATTACAGCATAGGAGATGATTCTTTAGGCTCAAGGGTCTATGCTTTAATAAATGGAGGCACAAATAACAATTATTACGTATTCAAGGACACAGGCACAGGTAAATGGAATGTTGCACAAGGAACAGAAACAATAAACACCCTTACCGATGTAGTAGAAATTGGTAATGTAACTACCAATACAACTGTTTGCACATCAAATGATGTAGACGCAGATGGAAACAATGTTGTTGCATCTAGCCCATTAGATGTTAAAAATTGGGCATTTAGTACAGGAACACTAGGTGGGTCAGGTAATGTAATTTTTACCGCTAAAACAATTGTTCCATACGAACAAACAATAAAAAGAAGCACTTTAGCATCTCATAAAATAAATCAATACATTAGGGTACACAAAGATACCGCATTTTTAAAACAATCTAGCACAGAATATGATTTTTTTGTAGATTCTTTAGGAGCTAATGTAATTAATGCTAGAACAGATACCGATGAAGTATTTGTAACTTATAAAAAACACATAATTAATACAGACGCTTCCTCTACTGGTTATGGCTTAGTTTTTGAATCTTTTGATAGCGGTCAAGATATTCCATTAGAATTTTTTAATTATACTGCTCACGGCGTGTACGCTGATTTTTTACGTATGGACGGACAACACGGAAAAGCAGACAATGAAGATAATAAAGCTGAAATGTTTCTTATAAACGAACTTGAACGTATTGATATAATTAACAATAACAATTCCTTGAATCATAAATTCACAAACTATTTAAACACACAATCAAGATAATATTATGGCAAATTCAAATGTAGTCAATCTATACCCAGTACCTAACGGAACAATAGGAGACAGAGTTTTAACTGTTGCTGATTCAGCAGTAACATTACTCACAACTGCTAGCCTTTCAGGAAATACCGTTGCTTCTTTTGATGAACTTACAAGATATATCGTACTCGATGTTCAAGATGCAGATGTTAGAGTAACCTATGATGGTGTTGCTCCTGATGCTACAACTGGACATATTTTATTTGCTGGTCGCTCATACACTTGGGCAGTAGAAACAGCAGAGAAAGCTAAGTTTA